ACCTAGTCGTCGCATTTAATGTTGGCGCGGGTGAGACCGAGCTAAGGAACGGCGCTGATTAAGCCATTGGCGATAGCGCCCATACCCCTTCAGACCTAGAGCTATCTCTAGCTGATCAATCCGAGGAGTATTGCTCTTATCGGCGTATCCTACCAAGGATAACCGAAGTGCATTTCTCACGGAAATGGGAAGCCCTTCTCTTAATCCTGGATTCTCATCCAGGAGCGTAGGGACCTCTTCAAGTGGGACAAAAATCCCCCTTTGACGGAGGAACTCAACAAGCCTTACCCTGTCGGGTAACACAGGCTCACGCGGGATTCCCGGGGCCGTCGACTGATAAAGAAGACGGTTAAAGGTACTAACCGGTGTGCGGTACGACGTAGGTCGCACGTACTCCTGTTGCAGATCTTCGAAAGCCTCCCACCTCTCAACGAGGGGGATACCTTCCGGATTAAATCCTAGGCCCCCTAATTGCTCAGGGGCTATCCGCAGGATATCGAACACCCTCTTCTGCCTAGCAGACAGAAGGTCACGAGCGCGTACACTACCGATTCCTCGGCAGATGTCCAAGAAATTGTCATCGCTTGGACGATGCCACTTGTAACCAGGGATGTCCGAATCGGCAGTTAGCAGATGACCCGCAAACTCCGCTAGCACACTGGAATGTGTGCCTTTGGATGGGTTGATTTCCACCCCAAATGCGGTCATCAGATTCACATAAGCCGAAGACAAGCCGTCGTCAAAAATCGCTATGTCGTCCCCGAGCAGTACATAACTGTCCCAGGGCAAACCGATCTCGGCAATCAACCCGAGAACGGCAGCATGGTGTGACAAAGCAAATTCGGCGAAGGAAGGGTAAGTGCCCAGAGGTTGACCCTGGGCCCAGGACACAGTCTGTGGTTGGTAGTGCTCAATCATATATTGGGTATACCGATTCATCTCCTCTATCCACTTGTTGGAACGATCATCGTCTGGATAAACCAGGCGACCATTTTTCCAAACAGGTGGTGAGGGTCCTCGGACTGATGGCTTGCCAAGCCATCGTTCTGCCCCGAGACGCATGGTGACATAAGGGTTTAATCCCTCTGGGTCACCCCACTGCTCGTCTCTGAAGTACCTGTCAGAGTATGACGGGAACACTCCTCGCGACGTTGGTTTTTCCAGAAACTTACCAAAGTCTCTGTAAGGAAGAACCCACTGACCCCTGGCAAGGTCATCCATGAAACTGGTAAAGGGTTCACCGACCAACAATCGGAGTAACTCTTGACTATGAATTCTTGGGAATGAATCCGTTGCCGAGGTAAGGTCAACAGATGACACGCGGTTACAAGCCGCGAGCTCCCCTCGAACTTTCTCCCTCCCCAAATCTTGGTTAAAGGTCGCATCCATAGGCAACTGACGAAGTTGCTCAAAAAGGTAGTCACCCAAAGGTGTCAACGCTTTTTGAATCAACCTACGAGGGTTGGCGATAATCCTGGCTTTCCAGCCAGGCTCGGGAATACAATGTACACTACCGACGATAAAATCGCCTTTAGCATACATTGAGTTTGCCGTAACGACAAACCCATCGGTTCCGCGATATCCGAGTGTATCCCCTGCGGATCTCTCTGGTATCCAATG